CATCTCTTATACAAGCTTCTTCAGTATGTATTAAAGATAGAGTATAACTTTTACCAGAAGTTACAGGAGTAGCATTATCCAATAAAATTGTAGAATTAGTTGAAGAACTAAATACATCTTCTGTTTGTCCAATTGAACAAGTGCCTACTGCAACTCCTGGTCTAGGATCTTTTTTATAAGCTAATAGAAATTTTCCTGAATTATGAGGGTCAAAAACTATTTTATTATATGTGGTAACTTCATCACTTATAACTTTAGTTGTAGTATAATTTATATTATCTCCATTAAGTACACCTAAAGTTAGTCTTCCATCTACTAAATGACTAGTAATACCTCTTGATGAATGAAAAATTGAAAAACTTCCTGGATTATTTGGATCAAATGCTATATTACCAATTGTAGAATCAAAATTATCTGCAGAATCAAATCTATTTTTTGAACCAAAAGTAAGCGTAGTACCGGATAAGGTCCCTATAATAGCTATTCCACCATTTTGATAAGTATTATCAGGACCACTTGCACCATCCTCATATGTTAATATAAATTTGTCATTATTATCTGTATTACTATCAAAAGCTAAGTCCCCAACACTTGGAGTCCAATTCGTACTATTAAATTCATACGTAGAACCATATGAAATAGTAGTTCCAGATATAGTACCTACTACTGCTTTTCCTTTACTCCATGCATTAGAGTCTATATATGCTAATACGAATTTATTTGTATTTTTGGGGTCTTTATCAAAAGCTATATTATTATATACGTATGATGCAAATTCATAACTAGTTCCATATGTAATAGAAGTACCTGAAATATTACCTATCACGGACTTACCTGCACCTGATGCACGGTATAATACAATAAATTTATTTGTATCTACATAAGATACTTTCATTGAGCCATCATTCCATGGAGACGAGAAGGAGGCCTCAGTTCCATATGTTATAGTACTTCCTGAAACTGTTCCTACAATAGAAAAACCACCCGAACTTGCTCTATTATACACTATTACAAACTTACCTGGAGTATTTGGATCAAATGCTATACTACCGACTCTAGTAGCATACGTGCTGGTTGATGAAAAAGTATATTCAGAACCATAAGAAATAGTCGTGCCAGAAATAGTACCTACTACTGCTTTTCCATTATCCCATCCAAGCTCCTTGACAACATATATAGCTATAAATTTATTAGGATTATTAGGATCGAAAGCTATAGAAACTCCGGTTATTGGATCAGATGTAAAATCATAATATACATTATTAGGAATATTTTCAGTTTTTAATATAGTACCTTTAGGTATTCTGCCACCATATCTAATTCCGGCTCTATGGGAATCTGCTACATTAATAATATCCCCAGGAAGCACCATAGCTCCTTCTAATCCAGTTCTAAAAGTTACTACTTCAGTTTCATATTTTTCAGTATATAGAAGCCATTTACCTAATCTTCGTGCCTGACCTTGAGAAGTACAACCTACAGCAGTAATTTGTTTAGAAATAATCTGATTATTTGCTAAAGCAATTCCGTCAGCATCTTCTACATATTCCACATTTTGTTTATAAAAGTCTTCTGGGTCATTCCATGTAACATGAGCTACATTATGCCTTGCTTTAGCAGAACTACCTTCATAGGTAAAAGCTCCTTCTAGAACATTGGCATCACTGAAATTCATTACAGGCTCTTTAGGAGAATCCTGAATAGGTACTATCTGACCTTGTCGCCAGTAACTCATACTTCTAAATATAGAAGTTAAATCATTAAGTAATTTATAAGCTTCTACAGCTTTCGAAATGTATATATTACAATTAAATCTAGCTTCTTTATTACCCCAGCCATCATCTACACCTACAAAGTTTCCTGAGTTATCAACTGCATCACAGTACTTAGCTATTTCGTATAATGCCCATTTATCTATCTGGTTCTCAGTTAACCATCTACCTAGTCCATACCTTTCTTCGGTGCACATATCATAATAAACCCAAGCAGGATTACTAGACCAAGCTACTGTAAATGTTCCATCCCAAGAACCACTATATAGATTATCTCCTACTGAGGTTCCTGACCACGTTCCTCCTGCTTGTGTACATCTATCCTTTCTTCTATAGCCGGATAAAGAACAATGTCCTGCGTCATAAGGAGTATAATTACTAGGAACTTTAATTTTTAGTCCCTTGATTTCATAGCCTCTTTTTGGCACTGAAGTAAATTCTTTTGCCGTTACTTCCAAAGCTTGCAGAGCACTATTAGGGTATCTTAACTTATTATCAATTATTTTTGTATAAGACCCGAAGTAGCTACTATTTTGTAAAGATCCTTTAGATGAGTCTGCAGTAGTTCTCTCCATTTTAACTGCAATTTGAGTAAATCCTGCAGATTTCCACGAATCAGGTATATCTATTCTATAAGATCTTTCATATTTAGTATTAGTTTTTCCATCGAAAGAAGCATCTACTTTTTTTAACCAAGACCCATTATTATCTTTTTCTATGTATATTTTAAATGAAAATTTACTACCATGTATTCCACCTTGATCATCCATTTCAGTAAGATTAGGAGTATATATTGTAACTCTTAAAGCGTCTAAATTAGTTGTAGATATAGTGGAAATATGAGGACCTGGAGATCCATTTTTTACCTCTAAATTTACTGCTATTTCAGTTTCTATTCCTGGAAATCCTGCTATATGACTCTGGTAGTTAGTACCTACTCTAGAGGCCCAAAGTACATTTTCATAATTAAATTCTCCGGCAGTATTTTTTAAAGGAGTTTTATCTAAAAATATAGACTGCTCAGCATTTAGTAGCCCGTATATTTCGCCTTCAGAAATTAAATCAATTAGTTTAACTTTTGCTTTAGAATGTAAAGTATTGGCATCTTCGCTTAAACCTCCACCACCACCACCACCACCACCTTTACCACCACCAGCACCTCTAATTAGTTTATTGGATTCTATCATAATTTAATTCCTAAGGATCATATTCTTCTGCTATTATGCCTGAACTAATTAAAGCTCCACCTATAATTAACTGACCATAACATACAGGTATTGGAACCCCCTGATTTATAGTAATTTCAGGACCATTAAATGCGTAGCCTTGAGTCTGCTCTGCTTGTTCACCTTTATCTGGAGTAGGGGCTAGTAAAGTAGCTACACCTTGTAACATCATACCTATACCAGCTTGAATAATTATTTTACCCCAAGGAGAGGCTGGACCTAGCATAAACCCCACAGTAACTAATACAGCTCCTAGAATGATTTGACCGAAACCTTTTCTCTGCTTTTTTCCGGAACCTATTACTACTGGAATTATTTGTATACTTTGTCTTCCTAAAGGATTGAATAATCCATCCTCTCCAATATAAGATTCACCTACTTTAACTTTATAAGCTAAACCATTTTTCTCCGATTCTAGTAAGAACTGCCTAACTTTAGGGTTATTTGCCATTAAAGCTCTGACAGCTTCCGCAGGAGAATCGATATCTAAAGACCAATTCTTTCCAAAGGTTTCTCCTAATACGCCATATAGTGTTACTGTACTTAACATAAGTCTATGTGCCTTAAATGATGGGTAGTATGTTTTCTCCAATAACCCCCGTATACATCTATAGTAGATAACCTACCATGTATATGATGAAGAATTTTATTATCCTCTATAAAAATTGCAGCATGATTAGGAACTGAAGATACTAGTTTAATTAAGAATATATCATGTTTTTTAGGTTCTGAAGCTTTTATTAATACAAAACCTTGTTCTTCATAATTATCTAAATATCTATTTTCTCCATTATCCCACCATTGATCTGCCCCTTGTTTACATTTAAATTCAATATCTAAGTTTTCTTTATAGTAATCTCTAACTAAAGTGCAACAATCTAAAACTCCATAACTAAACTGTCTACCAATTAAAGGAGCTTTATAACTATTAGGCTCCCAGTAATGAAGTTGATTACCTGTCCAACTTAAAATATACCAAGGTTTTTGAGTTTCCTCACAAGAAACTAAATCTGCCTGAGAAGGCTCGCATCCCATATTTGGATGAGAATGACAAATTGCTATTATATCCCCTGTATCTTCCGCTTTAGCATAATCTATAGGATCTATAATAAAATCTTCTTCAGGTTCGGGAGCAATATTATTAGCTTTAAAATACTGCTCCTTTCCTTTTACATTTATTATAAATCCACAAGCTTCTTTGGGGTATACTTCTTTAGTATGTTTTCGAAATAGTTCTAAATTAGTCTCATTCATTATAGTTTTCGCCCTGCTCCAGGGAATCCACCAAAAGGAGATTCATTAGGTTCTGGAAATCTAAGTTCACATGCTTCAAATGTTTTTGCGCAAATATCATCTGCGGGGTCCGCTACTGGATTATTATTTATATCCCAATAAGAAGTACTACCATAAGTACATTCAGCTCCTTTATATAACCAGACACATGTATTAGATATTAAAAATCTAGAAGGTATTTTTATACCTTGTAAGTCATAAGCTGCTGTTAGTTCAAACTCTACGTGAGTATTAGCTTCAGTTACTTTTCTATCTACATACCAAACTTCATCTGCAAAATGTGCTAAATCATCTTCTAGTCTATTCTCGTACCAAGTACCATCATGACTTGAACAATACATTGCGTCATATTTGTACCAATAGCCTGCAGAACCATTCTTATTAGCATCTAGACAATCGTCCCTACTTTGGGAAGATGGAGGACCTCCATCTTCGCTAGTACACCAACCTCCTAAAGCGCTGCCTCCTATAATACAGTAAGAATCTAAATGCTTTGCGAAAGTTTTTCTTCTAGTTATTTTAGAACCAACTAAATCATCGTAGTCTACAACTAAAGGAGTTATAATGGAAGTAATATTTGCTAATAATAACTTAGGTCTAGGTATCTTTCCTTGGGCAGTCATTTCGAATCCAGAAGCTTCTACCGGATAAGCTGAGTATATATTTCCTTGCCATACAATTTCTTGATTAACTTCATTAGACCCAGAATACCAACGTACTTTATCTACAGTATTATCTGCAGAACCTGTTGACATATCTAACTCAAATAGTTCTATAATAGCTCCAGGATCTAATTTACTTAAATCTCTTGAAATTTTATTTGACATATGATACTCCTACTTATGGTTCAAACTTCCTATTAAATTTAGCTGTTATACTTCTATGCTCATTAACAATTGCTGTAACTGACCATTCTTCACAAATATATTTCTTATATGGATAAATGGTATAAGTTTCTCCACTTGACAGAAACATATTAATACTTAAAGATAATTTTGTAGGACTATCAACATTAACAACTGTCGCAATATCTGAAATACCATCATATACACCTGTATCAGTTACCGTAGTACCTAAATACCTATTAGTGAAATATTGACTAGTATCCACTAATTTACCAGTTATAGCACTAGTAGTCGTACTACTAATTTCATAACCTGGTGGATACCAATCGAAGGTTGTTACACCTTCTAAGTCTTCAAAGAACTTAATTATTTTATTAGTTTCAGCAATATTTCTATTTTTCCAAGAAAGAGTCCATTCTTCTGGTAAATTATTAATACCATCAGCAATTCTTTGTTCATACCCATCACCATAAGCTATAGAAAGTACTCTAGGCTTTTGAGTAGTTTTTAACCCCCTATCGGGGGTAATATTAACATCTGTATTAAAATTTGCCATATTATCTACTTAATAGTCCTCCAGGTCTTTGTTGTTCTATTAGTTCTCCTTGAACTACCTGAGATATTAATAAACCAAGGTCTTTAGCATTACGCTCATCCATACTAGAGCTTTCAACACCTGCTTCAGCTTCTCCACTTTCAGATATATTAACATTTACTGTAACATTATTAACATTACTTCCAGTCTTTCCTATAACAGGAATAGATTTACCATCAGGAAGTGGAACAATAGCTTCATTATATTTACCTTCACCAACTAAACCAAGAGTAGGCTTTTTAACAGTACCACCAGAAGCAAACTTTCTAAAGCCTCCTTCTGCTATACCGCCTTCTGCAAATAAACTTCCCCAATCAAAACTCATTGCCATATCCATTAAATTATCAGCAGCTCCTGCTGCTGCTTTATTTAAGAATATATTACCTATAGAACTAGCAAAAGAAGCCGCCCCATTTCTTAGAGTATCTCCTAAATTATCAGTGCCCTCTCTAAATACCATACCGAGAGTTTGTGCTAATGTTGCCGCTCCAACGTTAAATACGCCTTCTGCATCTATACCCCATTGAGTTAAAGTTCTACCCATATCAGAATTAATAATTTGATAAGTTCGTTGCGTTTGTGCATCTGCTTGAACAAAGTATTCATATTGCTGTTCAGTTGTACCTTCATACTTAGCTAAAAATTCATCCTGAGATATTCCAGAAGCACTTTTCTTAGCATCTAAGTTCCAAGACTCAAATTGACCTGTTTGCTTATTCAAGTATATATTAGATTGCTTTTTAAGTTCTTTAGTAGTTTCTTCTGCTGAGTCTGCTACATCTGGGGAACCATGTAATCTACTATCTATATCATCTAATTTAGTATTACGATAATTTGCTAAAGTTTTTAATTCAGTTAGAAGTGTAACTTTTGGAGATGTAGTTAAGTTCTCCGCAACTTCTATACCTTTTTGTACTTTTTCTTGAATATCTATTGAAGAAGTATTAGAAACTGCATCCATCATTAAATTAGGTAAACTTGCAAAAGTCTCCCAGTATCCAATACTTTTTTCTTCTATTGCTGTTTTTTCTTTTAAAGCTTGAATATTATCTTCTAAAGATGTAGTTTCTTCTTTAAGAATTTCATTATATTTTTCTTCGTCGGAATCATCAGCTAATCGGCCTAGTCTATCAAATATATCTTGATTAAAGTATTCTAATAAACCGGTTCTAGGATTACGAGTGGCAGCTCCACCTAATGCTCTTAATAAAGCTTGTTCACCTTTATTAACATGAGCAAGTTCAGTATCGCCATTGCGGCCTTTAGAAGCTAGGCCTCCGGAAGCTAATGCCAATATTTCTCGTTGTACCCATTTTTTAGTAGCAGGAGTTTGGAAGTTAGCTAATTGTTCATCTGAGAAGCCCTTAGGTCTATAACTCTGAGCCCCTACTCCCATATTCCATCCTCTGGATTGACCTAATGTATCACTCCAGTCTCCAAAAGGATTACCAAATCCAGCATTATTGAAAGTCTTTTCATAATGTGCTATTTTAGTATCTTTAATCCATTCCAAAGCTTCCTCATTAGACATAGGTTTAGGGTCACCAAACCATGGATCTGTCATAGGCCAGAAACCCTTTGTTACTCTACTACCGGTTTCTGGATTAACAGCTCCGCCTTTGGCCAAATGAAATTCATCTGGATATTCTAACCCAATAAATTCAGCAAACCGTTCATCATCTGTTTTACTCATTTCTTCGTAAAAATCCATAAATTGGGGTATATAACCTATAGAACCAAATCCTCTAAATACATTACCGAAACTTTTTAATAACTTAAAAATAGAAGAACCTATCTTACTATTAGTAAGGGCTTTCCAATCTATAAGATTATCTGTTAGTTTGGCGTGTCGCCAGTACTTTTTAGGAACCATACCTTCATCTCGTATCCGAGCCATAGGGTTAGACTCAGGTATTACCTTACCAAGAGCCCTTTGTGTTTCTACTATATGTCGTTCTGCTGCATGAATTTGAGATCTTTTCCATACTTCTTCAGGTATTTTTACATTACCTGAAGTTACCTTACCACGGCTATGTAACTCCTGAATGTTGCGTTTGTAAATTTTGGCTATGTCTGGATCTCGAGTACCGAAAGGGGCTGCTACTGATTTATAACCATGCCCCTGTCCAAAAGGTTTATTAGGGTCTTTAAACTCACTTCTGAAAACATCTATAGGAGGCTGACCGGCCCACCAAGGACCTCCATTACTGAAAGCGGAAGCATTAATCATTTCTGGATTAACAGCTCCGCCTTTAGCAAAACCAAGGAAATTCTCTATTGCCATCCAAATAGGTTCATCTAATGAAGAAGAAGATATACCACCGTAATCACTCATCGCTGGAGCAAATGCAGCAGCATTTAGACCATTCTTATTAGCATTTTTAAACTCAGCTCCACGTTTTTGAATTGCAGTTCTTTTCTTAAGTGCTGCAGTAACCTTAGGACCAAGTTCATTTTGTTTTTCAAGAAGATCTACTAAATCTTGATGAGAGTCAATATCGGCTTTAAGACCTCCACCTCGCTCAACATTATCTAGTGATTTTTGCATTTCAGTCTTATAACTAGGATCTTTTTTGTAATGTCTTTGTAGACTTAGGTCATCTTGTTTCTC